AAGCCATTGTTAAGGCTGTTATTTATAATCGTGATACTAACTCAATTACAATTCAATATTTTTTAAACTAGCGTTATATCTAAAAACAATATGGCGGTCTATATGGTTTTTAGATATGTAGGTAAACAAACTCCGCTTTGAACTTTTTCGGTTCTCAGCGGAGCTTATTTTTTACTTATTCTTTTCGCAGTACTCTTTTACGAACTTCTTAATTTCCGCAGTCGGAGTAGTGCCGTTTTTCTTGCACACTTCTTTAAACTCTTCGAGCATTTCAGGACGATAGTCAATAGAAAAGCGTACATAATGCGAGCGAAGATGTTTTTGCTGTGCTGAATACTTTTTTTCGTCCATAATTACTTCCTTTTCATTTGGCGTATTGATAAGCAGATAGACACAACTGACAACGTTATACTTATACATAATAAGATATCTATTAATGTATCCATAAACTTGACGTTGGAAAAATAATATGTTATTCTTTGGTCGAGGGTAAGGGTTTACCCCCTACCCTCTTCTCATTGTTATCTACTACTTAAAATAAGTATTGAAGCAATGAGATTGATTGTTGCGGTAATAAGATTGACTACGGACGCTATGTATTCATTCTTTTTACCGTTTTCTTTTTTATCCAACGTCTTTTCCCTCCTTTCTTGTCTATATTGTATCATATACAAGCGTATATGTCAATGGCTTTTTACAAGAAAATAAAAAAGCGGGTATCTTTCTGTTTCCGAATAAAATCGGTTACAGCAGATACCCGCTCTTTTTGTGTTTATGAAATTATTTTAAGTGGCAATTCATTAACTTCATGCATTAAGGTATTGAGATCCCCATTTCCGCCAAGTCCGTTATGGTATGAATTGTGCATGTTATTAAGAATTCGGCGCTCGTCAAAGGTTATATTTCCTTTTTTAATATATTCCCTTCCTAAATAAAGAATACGGTCATACATAATATACTTGAGCGCTTCGCTTTGAGCGTCTGTCTTTTTTTCAATTGTTTCAAGACGCTCATTAATATGCATAGCTTCTTGGCGTTCTTTTTCATCTTCTCGCTCCATTGCGTCATCTTCTTTTTTTGCTTTCCTATTTTTACTCCATAAAATCAGTTCTTTTACAACCTCAATTAAAGCGACTGCGACACCTCCGGAGAGAAAAACCAACACAGCGTCTTTCATTTTATACCCTCCTGAGATACTCTTTACAACAAAAACCCGTCTTACCGTTATAAGATACAAACAGCCACTTTAAACCCCCACACATACTGTAATACCCGTAGCACCTTACTGATGAGCCTTTAGGAATAGTACATATAATCGGATTGTTAGTGTTTACTCCGGTACGAAGTCTTAAATTTGCAGTAGTTACATACGTAGCCGAAAGAGATCTGTCTAGGTACTGTGCTGCGTCAACCTTATTATTCTGCGGACTTGATGTTTGTGCTTTTGGCAAGTCTTTAAATGTGATTCCGGCCGTGCCGAGCACTTTTGTAAATGACTTATCAACATAAAGAGCTTCTTCCGGCTTGATTACTCCACCGGTTGTCCGTATAACCCACGCGCCCTTATTATTCTGCGTCCATCCTGTGCCAACAAAAGAGCCAAGACCGAGTGACATATGTATATGGTTTCCTGTTGCGTTTCCGTCCGTGCCCTCACGGAACATTTTTGCGCCCTTCTTATATGTCTGTCCGGCTTTGAAGTTCTTCAAATCATCATCATTCGGGTGTATGCACATGATACACAGATAATCAGACTTACCGCACGGCATGTCAACCTTTGCAGTTGACTGCAAAAAGATTGTGTTTGTCCCACGGTTTCCAACACCGTACACACGCCAGACCTTAAGGTCACACGGCGCGTAAAAGTATTCGCGCCCGGCATCCTTTCCACAAATATCAATAGGATAGTCCCTAGGTGTGCCGGAAAAGTTTCCGGCGTGAGAATAACTCCCTTTGTAACTTTGTGACACTTTAAGGTTTTGCATAGGGAAAATTGCGTAATTAGCCATTTGTCTCGTCCTCCTTCGGTTTTTCATACTCCATAGCCCGCTCACTGTCATTTACTCCGGCCGTTGTCGGATCGTTAAGAATACCAAGTGCGGCAAGAGCAGAAACAATAGCGGTCAGTGCGTCCGTAACGACGCTTTCAGATATTGACGGAACAATACCAAGCGCCATGAGTACGGCATACACAAAAGCAACAAAAGTCGGAATAAGCGTAAGCCATACAACAGGATTTTTAAGTCTTACTTTCCAATTGATTTTCATAAAAAAGACCTCCTTAAAAAGGCAAAATAATAAGCCGGTGAAAATCCGGCTTTTGATTATATTGAATTACTTCCAAAGTCCCACAGCAACTATAGAGATGTATCCATTTGCGTTGCTGGCAGATGTAGGACGAACTAAATATATTCCCGGTGTCTTGGTTGTAGATATATTTGATTCACCGCCAAAGCATATTGAACCGCCATAACCCTGAACCGGTAATGCAACACATGATGGTGTGCTTGCAAATGTTATAGGAAATGTAAAGGCTCCTAGGTCTATATAGTACCAAGACCCCCATGCTGTTGTAGATTTTCCGGAATAATTAAAATTACCAAAACACATCAAAAGACCATTAGACCTTTTAACGTACTTCCAACTGCCACTACTGCCAAACTCAATGTTATAATCCCTATTATCCAAAATTTTTAATTTTGATAAAACGTCTACCATTTGATTATTTTCTGCGTCCTGTAAGAGCAATTTCCAGTACATTTCAACTGCTCTATCCGTCTGGGACACTCCGCCAAAAGCAACGCCTTTATGGTTTGACTTGAAGTTCATTATTGCCTCAAGTGTAGGAATTGCAAATTCAGCAGCTGTACTTCCGTACACGTCTGTAACGGTCAATGTGCCGGTGAGAAGTACTTCATCATTAATTCCGTTAAGAATAATAGTACCGTCATATGTGTACCCACTCACTTCGACCGGGTACTCAGTACCCGATATAGTTATAACAGCACTAATTGAATTTGCATTTCCAATAGCGCTGACACCGAATTTTGCAGTAACAATTACTTTTTCACTGTCAGTCTCATCTCTTACAGCGTGTAATTCAGTACAATACGGTGCAGAATATGCAACAACCGAGATATTTGTTGTTACTGTTCCGGTCTTTCCTCTGCTGTCAGTAATTGTTGTTTTAATTGCTATCGTTCCGGCCGATAATGCATTACTTGTTATTGTTGCACCGCTTTGTGCGGCTTGGCTGCCAACAACAGTTGAATAAGACTTAATTGTTGCTCCATATGAAGTTGAGCCGGCTGTCACAACCTTGACTTTTGATTTTGTAGCAACGTATTTATTACTCAATTGGTCAATTGGCGTTAGCGTATGTGTTCCTGTCACAGAATAAGACGGGACATATAAATAACACGTAGTTGTACTTGTTCCTATTTTTGTACTACCGGAATAGGTGTAACACGTTATTGTAAGTGTACCATATGTGCTGTTAGGCACTGACGACGCAAGAGACGTCGGCACGGTCCACGAATAGGATGTATCTACGTTATTAGCAAGCCATGTGAGCACCGAGCCATTGAATGAATAATATAATTGATGTTTGAATCCACTACTAGCTCTTGTAATTGTAATAGCGCAAGTTCCACCCATAGTTGCATTTTTAGCAGATACACTTGAAGCTCTCGGAATTGTAGTTAACGTTCCGCTTCCGGATGCACTTAATGTACCACATGCAGATATACCACTTGCCCATTGCGCAGACATACTTATTGATTTTGTACCATCCGTATTGTGGCCGATAGAATAACTTGTACCCTGTCCGAGCAGAGTTGTTGCATTGCCTCCGTTACTTACAGATGCAGTAAATGTATATTTTGTACCCGCAATAGTAACCGATCCGGATTTTGAATTAACATAAATATCATATCCCGATTTTGTAACAAGGTACGCTTTCCAACTAATAGTAGAAGAGTTATTCGCAACGTCATAATTTTCTGTCCAGTCTACTCGCAGTGTATAACCGCCGTTACTTGAACTGCCTGAAAAAGAACCACTTTTTCCTGTTGCCATATAAACGCCTCCTTATAACAAACTAAGTGAACCGTTGTCCTGCATTTTATACGTAAACGGTCCTAGGTTGAATTCCGACAAATCAATCAGTGAGAATGATGTAGGTGTAAATTTACCTTTTTCAAGGCCATTAATTTCAAAAACAATCGCGTCATTTTTTGCTTTTAATACGCACTGACTATCTGATTTACCGATTGCCACACCGTCAGAAGTAAGTCTTATCATTGATTCAACCTCATTATGTAGCTGATCAATCTTCTGACCGTTAGCGTCTATGCTATCCGTTGTCTCCTGAAAACGTATATTAACAGCAGCATTAGTCTGTTCGATAACAGACTTAATACTTGTTTCAATCGCGGTTACAGAATCTTTAGTTGCGTAGTCCTCATCAAGCCGGTTTGTCAGTTCATTATTTTTTTCAATGAGATATTCCGGTGCAACCGCCCAGTCTGTCGCTTTATTGCCCTTTTCAAGTTGAAAATGGAAAAGTGTTATATTTCCGGAGAGATTAGTACGAGTGCCATCATCAATTATAAATGTGTCTTTTCCGGCGTCACTCGCAGAGAATGTAAATGTCTTGATGTATTTACCGTCTGCAGTTATCGGCATAAAAATCCCATTAGCTATGGCAGAGATATAAAAGCCCCAGCTTGCGCCTGACGGCATACCTGAAACCATAAAAGATAGCGTATATTCTTGACCATCTTCAATAGCTTCATACATATTAAGATAAGTATGCGTGTCTTTATTATCTCCGGTTTCATTAAATGTGATTTCATAATCGCCCCGGCTTACTATGTTAGACGAACCACCGGTTGTGGCCGGTTTAAGTAGGTTTTTTCCGCCCACTTGAATATTATTAACAGCTTCCCATTCAGAGCTTACAGCCGGTGTTGTGTATTCTGTTGAAGTTGGATTAGAATAAACAATCTTGTCACGCGTCCAAAGATATTTACCTTCCTGCCATTCAGGTTGAGTATTACTCCATCCGGAAGTTGGAGCAGATGTTTTACTACTCGAAATAGCAAACTGTTTAGTTATTGTTGAAACACCTTTCCCGGTTGCTCCGGTATCTCCCTTCTCACCTTGAATACCTTGCTCACCTTGTGGCCCACGTGCTCCGGTGTCGCCTTTTTCACCTTGTATACCTTGCTCACCTTGTGGTCCACGCGCTCCGGTGTCACCCTTTTCACCTTGGATACCTTGCTCACCTTGTGGTCCACGCGCTCCGGTGTCGCCTTTCTCTCCTTGGATACCTTGCTCGCCCTGTGGTCCCTGTGCGCCGGTGTCGCCTTTTTCACCTTGGATACCTTGCTCGCCCTGTGGTCCTTGTGCTCCGGTGTCTCCCTTTTCACCTTGTATACCTTGCTCACCCTGTGGTCCTTGCGGTCCGGTATCTCCTTTATCACCTTTTGCACCGGTCGAGCCTTGCTTTGCATACGTAAAGGTAACTGTGTCCTGTACTGCCGGGTCTGTATAATCAATTATCGTCCTTGTCCAGAGGTATTTACCGGCTGCAACAGTCGGAATACTATCCTGCCACGAAGTAGGTTTAACAGACGGGCTATCAGATACACCGTAGGAAACGGTTGTTGAGTTTATTCCGTTTCCCGGATCGCCTTTCTCTCCTTGGATACCTTGCTCGCCCTGTGGTCCCTGTGCGCCGGTGTCTCCTTTTTCACCTTGGATACCTTGCTCGCCCTGTGGTCCTTGTGCTCCGGTGTCTCCCTTTTCACCTTGTATACCTTGCTCACCTTGTGGTCCACGCGCTCCGGTGTCGCCTTTTTCACCTTGTATACCTTGCTCGCCTTGTGGTCCTTGTGCTCCGGTGTCGCCCTTTGCTCCGGTATTACCGGAAATACAAGCAGCTGCGGAATAAGAAACGTTACCGTTGCCATTAGTCGTTTTTAATCGGCTCCATATATAGCGGCCTTCCTGCCATTCAGGTTGAGTTGTAACCCATTTACCGCCCACAAGCGCACTTGTGCTTGTAGATGAGTAATATTCTGTAACAGAAGAAACAACTGCTTCGGTCTTAACTTCCGATACAGTTGAAGAAAGACTATTAACCGTCTGTTCTACTTTCGTAAAACTTTTATCAAGACCTTCAACATCTTCAACAAGGCTTTCAATTTTCTGTCCCTGTTTATCGACAATAATTTCCGTATTTTTAACTTTCTTTTCAATAGACGTTGCATACTGATACTGTGTCTGTGTCTTTGTCTCGGCTTTAGTCTGAAGTTTTTCTTTAATTCCACCGTCAATTGATACGGAATAAATAAAAAGAGACGTGTTAAACACATCTCCTGAATCATTAATAATGTCAAAACTGTCACCTATCTCATACCATCCGAGACCCTCTGTTGAAGTATTAAACGGATAATAAGATATGCCGTGAAGCTTATTATATATATCCTGTATTGCCGCCTCTCGGTTTTTATCCAAAAATTCATTGTTTTCAATCTTGAATTCCGTAAGACCGTTTGCGGCAATAGAGGCATCATCTTTAAGATATACATTGTCTTCCTGCGGTGTCCGGGACAAAACAACACTGTTTATCTCACCGTATACCGGTTCAAGACTTAATGACATCATATTGTCATATGTGAGTGTCTCACCGGTATCTGTGAGCGATTTAAACAGTACTTTATCCTGACTGATAATACATGTTGTTCCTGTGGCCTGTGCTATCTGTACAAGTATATCTCTATAAGTAATACCGCTGATATTCTTAAAGAGATCTTCTGTCACTTGCCAATTGTTTAAAATCGGAAAAGATGTATTACTGAGTTCAAGATCACACGCAAGCAGTAATTGTTTTGTATAATAATAAAGTCCTATAGGATACGTCACAGATAACGGATCATACGCTTTCATGGCATTAATCATCTTATCATATGCTACAACAGATGTTTTACCGGTATCTTTAGCATATTTAATTTCAGTGACTTTAAACGAGCCATAAGAGAGGTATTCAACCGTTTTATCCGGCAACACAACACCAAAAGAGGGAATAATCCATGTGTCAAGTAAATTGTAATCGCCAATTAACTGTGCTTCTAATTTTCGCATGGCAGTTTTGCACATTCCGGTTTCACAACTAACTTTAAACGATACTAAATCCGTATCATCACTTATTACTGTGTCACCGTATGTTATTTTAGCGCGAAGCTCTTTCATGGGCGCTTTCATAGCCGCCTTAAAAGTATCACTTACCGGAAACATTATGAATACCTCCTTTTTTTACAAGGAACAAGCGAAACCTCAAAAGGATTATAAAGACCTCTCGATTTACTCAAGAGGTCTACATCATAATCACTTGCGTAGTATTGTGCCGTAACAGTCGTCTGTGTTCTCACGTCAAACCATTCAACGTTAAAATAGTCCTGATCAAGAAGTTGTGTCAAAGCACTCATTTCAGCTTGAGTAGTAACACCAACACGCATTTGTATTTTCGGAAAAATACCTATAAGCGTAGCCCTTATATCTCCGGACATGTTACGCTCTGAATCTTTCCAAAGCTTACTACGACCGATTTTATAATTTGTGATATATGGAATAACACTACCGTTAATTTTTACAAGATCACCTGTATAAATCATGCATATACCACCTCACCGTTACTTTCAAAGCCTTTTTGATTGACGTATTCAAGGAATTTGTCGAAAATATTATCTTCTCCGAGTTTAACAGTTAAGTTAATACCCGCTCCGGAAGACGATACAGAATTAATACGTGACGCAATTCTATCCCCGAGTTTATCCATCCACCCGGTATTACGCTCAAGAGGCATAACAACCTCTGCACCGGCCTCACCGAACATAGACACGGTCGGTTTATTAACAACGCCGCCGTAAGCCAGTTTCGGTATCTTCGGAATATTAATTCCTTTTCCACCTGTTCCCGGTACCCAGTCGGGGATTTTCACCTTATTAATCCCCGCTATGAAACCGTTAATAACATCAATAATTGCATTAATAGGAACTTTAACTATTGAAGACAGACCGGACATAGCTCCGCTCACAATACTTTTAATTCCTTCCCATGCTTTTTTCCAGTTACCTGTAAATACACCTGTAACAAAATTAATAAGACCCTTAAAGACTGTGATTATTCCATTAAAGGTATCTGACACACCTGCTATTATTGTTCCGAGCACGCCGACAATAACATTACTTATAAGGCTCCATGCCGGAGCAAGCTTATCTATTAAGTAAGAGATAAGCGGAGCAATGAATTTATTATAAATTTCAAGCGCTCCATTAATAAGACTGCCTATGAAATCATTAACTGTAGAAACAAGTTTAGAAATGTGCTCTTCCCAAAGCCAAGACAAAGTTTCAAGGAACGGAGTAACAATTGGTTCAAGTACATCATCCCATACTTTTTGGAAGAGTGCTATTGTTGTATCGACAAATTCTCCGATATTATCAACAAGCGGCTTTCTGTTTTCGTTCCAGTCTCTTACAAGCTCGGCCGTGAAGCCGTTCCACAGTTCAGAAGCAAATTCAACAGCCGGCTGAATGGCATCTTTCCATATACTGTCGAATACTCCGGTAACTTTTTCAATAATAGGTTGACCCCATTTTTGTACGCCCTTATCAAGATCGGTCCAGAAGTTTGTCCAGTACGTAGAAAGATTAGTTATAGCAGATGAAACATTGCCCTCTATACTTGTCCATGTACTACTAATATTACTTACAAATGTACCTCCGAAGACTTCACCGAACAGCTTAACCTGTTCAATTACCGTGCCGACAAAGCCAATAAACGCCTGTACGGGGCTACTATCCCATACAGTTTTTATAACGTTACCTACACCGGTAAAGGCTCTTTTAATTCTCTCGGCAACAGTTTCTGCTTCGCTGCCCTTTTCTTCAAAGTTCCAGTCTGAAAAGTCCATGTCCCCAAGACTGCCCGCTCCACCGGCAGAAGAACTACCGCTATCAGAACCTCCACTACTTCCGCTGTTTTCGGATAACACATTCATTTCATCAAAAGAAGCAAGGCCGTTAAGTGCCTTGCTTAATTTTTTTGCTGATTTAGTTGTCCCGTCAATATCAGAAGCCGTAGAAGCCGCTGCAGAACCGATTGAACTTATATTTTTTGCAGTTGACTGCGTTTTTGACTTTGTCTTACCTCCGAAGAGAGAAGATACAGCACTCACAGCCCAGACACACGCTTTTACAAAGCCCGTTACATACACTGTTGCCCGGTTAATTGCTTTTGCAATACCCTGAAAGAATCCGGCTATATTGGATTGTCCTATAGCGTTCATAACTTCTGTAAGGCCACGCGTTATAGCAGTCTTTACATTAGTCATTGAAGTGCTTACACCACCGGTACTGTTTTTAGCCTGCTCCTCGAAGCTCTGAAACCCGTTTGCGCCGTTTTTATTCAGCTCTACAAGTTTCATCATAAACTCATTCATTGAAACCTTGCCGTTCCTAAGGGCTGTTCCGAGTTCATCAGCATTAACATATCCCATTGCTATTGCCGTCTGTTTGAGCTGTGCCGGCATTGCTGTCATAGCAGCACGCCATTCCATCATATCAGGCTTGCCCTTTGAATAAGACTGTGACAGCTGTTCAAGGGCGCTTTTTTGTGTTTGCATATCTGCACCGCCGGCGAGTATTGCATTATTAAGTGCAAGAAACATCTCCGTTGACGCTTTTACATTGCCGTTTGCGGCCGTGAGCCTCTGTACAGATGAGGCGGCATCATTAAGAGTTGTAGGAAGACCAAGCAATCCATCACTGAGGCGTTGCACAGAAGCCTCTGCGTCTTCGGCATTAACTCCCAAGTTGCTCATTACGTTTGTATAGTTATTAAGGGTATCAAGCCTTTCTACCGCAGACGAAAGATTTGCTGTTACCGCCGATACGGCAGCTGATAAAATCTTTGTTGCAACCGTTCCGGCAGCAAAACCAACTGCAAGTGACTTTGAAGTCTTTGCAGACTGATTAACAAGGCCGCTTACCTTCTTATTAACTCCTGAAATAGCATTTTCAAAGTTTTTTGTGTTCGCTGTAATAAGGACTTCAAGTTCATCAACTGTCATTTATTACACCTCCCATTATCATTGTGTTACGCATTGCCTGACGTTCCATTTCTTCATCAGACATTTCCGATTTTTCGGACTTTTTTTGAGCCGTGAAAGGTGTTGACGGGTAGTGCTTCGGGTCGTTAAATGCAATACCAATGTATTGACCGAGTATATGATTCAGGTAGTCCCGCTCCTGTATACGTTCTTTTTCTTTTTGCTCGTACACATGCACATACTTTTTCCACTGCTTAGGATTCAAAGACCAAAAATAATGGAGGCTCAGGCCGATATATATCGCCTGCTCCTCCATCTCTCTCCATATATCACCGAAAAATACCGGCTTATTTACAGATTGTTCTCTATCTGTGCTGTTACTTTCTCCGTCTGTTTGCTCTGCAGTGCTCTTAACTGCTTCACATTCAGGTCCCGTGATAAAAAACCCGCGTCAACAAGTGCCTCCATGATATCCATAATAAGATTATTCTTATCATTCTCTTCAAGGTATTCATCAATCTTATCAAGAGCAACTGCACGACTTACACCGATATTTCCGTTATCATCTACCATTCCTTTTTGAAGGAAGAGAGCAAGAGAATTAACAGATGTATCCGTTATACAGTGCTCTATAGGCATTTTCTTTGCCTGTTCTATCTCATCAACAATTTTTGCTGTAAATTTCAAATTAATATTCATTTTTAACCTCCGTAAACAGTTAAAAAGGGGCTGTAAAATCAGCCCCTCTACAATTATGATCCTGTTACTGTTGTTGCCGGTGTAAATGTCGGCTTTCCTGATACTCTGAGTGTTGCAGAAAATGTTCCGATACCGTCAGTTGTCTTTTCGCCGTCTTTAAATGACTTAACAAATGCTTTAAAGCTCCACTTGGTTCCGGACGGATATTCTACTTCCCACTCTTCTACGGATCTGCTATCTGCAAGACCGTACATCTTTGAAATGAGAGAATCATCTACCATGTTACCGGAGACTGCGACCTCTCCGCCGTCCTTTGTGCCGGCGATATATTCTTTAAAATCATCCGGCGAATCGAGATCAGTTACATCTATCTCTTCACTTTCAAGGCCTATCTCACCTATGGACGTAAGATGAGCAACAACGAGATTTTCCTGTTCGCTCCCGCTCTTTTTCTTTGTGAGCTTAGTTCCTATAGTTCTTGAACCTGCCATGAGTTTGTCCTCCTTTATAACTTCTTTGTAAATCGGCTGTTAATGTGATATATATTTCCGGGATTCGGGATATCTTCTGAAAAAGTCATTATATAATTATCCGAGCGCATTAAACTTTCTGTTTCTGATAATGCCTTACTGGCTTCTTTGCTTGTCTCGGCCCAGATATCTATAACAATTTCAATATCCTGTGTTGTAATTGTGTTATCGAGATCAACATTCACACTGTTGTTTCCCACCTTGAAAATCAAAGCGGGAAGCTCTGTAAACGTTGACGGTTGTGTCTGTGCGACGTAATAAGCTGTGTTATCTTTAAGTAACTTGTAAATATCTTCTTTTGGCAAATACATAATTAACCACCCTTAAGCGCGTCATGGATATCTGCTTTGAACATCTCTCTTATCCTGCGTTCATTACTTTTGAGCGCAGGATACATAAACGGTTGTGCTTCATGTCCGTTTGTCCGGCGAAATGTCTCCCCGCCGTCAGGCGTATACACCCATGAATGGTCCGTATATGTAAGAGACAATCCGTCAATATCATACGGATATGTTCCATTGCCTTTTTTACCTGTTCCAAACTCTACATATACAGCATATTGTGAATTGGTAAAAACCCGTCCACGTACCACTGCGCCGTCTTCAACACTCATGTGTATGCTTTCTCGGAGCAGTCCGGTTCCGTGTTTAAAAATAGCAAGTACCTTTGCTGTTCTATGTACAAGCGCTGTAGCATTAATTACTGTCTTTTTAACATTCAGGTCAGCAATAGAATTAAGATGTTTCATAAGCTGGTCAGCATTTTTAACTTCAACTTTAGTCACTGTTTCCACACCTTACCCAAAATAAGGACATGACTATCATATGGCTTAATATCCGTAACGGCATATACAATGTCGTTATATTTAAGATACTTTTTGAATAGATCTTCCGTATAGTCAGTTGTTATTGCTATATCAATATCATAGTCAAGGCCGAAATCCTCTTGAATCTTTTTACAGTTACTGAAAGATACATTGCCCTTAAAAGAATCAATTTCAGTAATACCTTTACTTATTACTCCGCCTTCGGAATCTGTCTCTGTGACACTCTCAAGCACTTTTACGGTCTTATCGTAAAAAACGCTTGCAATCACCTTATTCATCTCTTTCGGGATATACAACTTTTATCCTCCTATAACATTTAAGTAATGAGGCAAACCCGGAAAACAGTTCCTCATCACTAGCCGATGTAAAATAATTTGTAACCGCATTGGTGTATGATATGGATTGACCATTATCACTTATTGAGTTCACCGCCCGGTCAATACCGCTGTAATCATCTTCGGATACGCTTATATCCTTTAGACTGCGTTTAAGGCCGGTATTAACGATTTTTGCCAGTATACGTTCAAGTTTCAGCGGCATATCCTCTCTATTGAGATACAAAAGTACTCTGTCAATGACTTCCTCAATTGTAAAATCAATAAGTTCCGGATTTTCCGTGTCTATCTTATCAACGTTATGGTTTATGATTTTCAGGTTTTTCCTTATCGCAGCAACCAATGCCTCAAGTGTTTTATCATCCATACAAACACCTCAACAATTACTTGCTTTTCTTCCCGCTCTTTTTAGCAGGAGTTTTTGTCTGCTTCTCAATATCAGAGACCGGAGTGTAAAACTCCGGCCTTTTTTCATACTGAGAAACAAGTGCATCCGGCACATGTTCTATTGCACCGGACGCCTTATTTACAAAAGATTTCATTATATGTACTCCTTAACCGTTGTCATCACCTGTCGGTGTAGGTGTCGGTGTAACAGTTGCAAAGCTTGCATACTTAATAAGGTCAGGCATAACAGCCTTTGTACCGTGTGAGAAGAAGAACTCAAGAGCAAAGTTATTATCAAGAGGTATCTTCTCAAGGCCGTACTCATCAGTCTTTACAAGCTGACCAATAGCGCCGTCAATCATGCAGATTGCATCTTTTGTCTGACGGTGGTTTGAGAAAATTCTTACCCTATGGAACATATCATCCTTAAGTCCGGTAAGAGAGTTCGGAACAGAGTCAATATAATTCTGAATCTGTCCGTAAATTGCCGGTGTAACAGTGAGAACAAGCATATCTCTGTCAACACCGTCTACCCAGTCGTTTACAGTTGTCTCTACAGACTGGATAAGGGCTTCAACCTTTTCCTGTACTGTTGTTGCAGTTGTCGGAAGTGTAAGAGCCGTACCGGAAGTCTCTGCTTCGGTGAAAAATGCCTTATCAAGGTAAGCAATAACACGCTTTGCGTGATTGTCTTTTCTCTTTTCAGCAATGCCGGCTACACCGTAAAGGTCAAGGTCTTTCTTTGCAACCTCTTCAACAATTTCTTTATCGGTGTCAACCTTAATTGTTACCTTACCGGTATTCTTAAGCTTATCACCTGCAGCAGCTGTACGAGCTGTGCCCTTTGCATTGATAGTTGCGTTCTTAAAGCGGTCAATCTCAACTGAACCGCTCTGCGGATCGCCGGAGTAGTTCTTGTTCTTTATCTGCTCGGAAATAGCGCCCTTCTGAATGGCTTCTATGACTTCGCCGTAAACTTCTGCGAGCTGATCCTTGTTGCTATCGTTAAGATAAATTGATAATGCGTCCTGTCTTGCCATGTTTAATCACTCCTAAATTAATTAATTAATTAATAAATTCAGGCATTAAAAAACCGACATAACCTTTGGTTTAGGTTTGTCGGTGTTGTTATTATTGCCTGATGGATCTTTCGGGGGATCGCCTTTAAGCTTTTCTGTAACCCCCGCTTCTACAGCCTTTGTATATGCTTTTTCAAGCTTATCGATATTTGCCTTTGTCTTGTCAGAATCAAGGTCAACAACGAACTCTACAAGGTCTGTAGGTATATGCTTCTCTGAAAGAAGCTCTTTTGCCTCAAGAGTACGCTCACGAAGCGTGATACTGTTTTCCCGCTCCTGAATTCTCTTTTCTTCTTCGGCTCTTGCTTCTTTCTCTTTTTCCTCTGCAGATAGTTTTGCTTTGCGCTCATACTCTGCAATGGCGTCTTTTACAGCTGAATTGATAGCATTGTCACGCTTGCTCTTTTCTTCACCGCGTACTTTTGCAGCAAGCGAATCAAGATCTGCTTGTGTAAACTTCTTTTCAGCTCCGGATGTTCCCTCGTTGTTGTCAATATTCTCCGTACCTGTTGACTGAGTATTTTTGTTATCTTCCATGTGATAACTCCTTTCCGTTTACGCCCGTCGGCTGGTTTTATACGGAACAGTTTTAAGCCTTAACCGTTTTTGGGCATAAAAAAAGCGCCTTGCAGTTGACTGCAAAACGCTTAATTCACTGTTTAGTTTTAGATTTTTTGCTCTTTCATATAATTTTCAACCGTTTCTATATCCTTATCAAGCAAAGGTCGATCGTCATCCTCAATGTATGGATCGTATTTTCCGGATTTATAGTTGTCTATAAGTCCTTTAGTTATTTCAAAAAAACTTTCATCGTAAAGACGCATTTCCACCATTCCAAGGCACATTGGAAGAGTATGAAACAAATCCGCTATTTCGTTTTCAAAAGCACCCTCACAAAGAATATCGTCTGTGATGTAATCATTCCAACTAATAATATTTTTTTGCGTGATATTTTCTCGCTGCGAAATATGACGTTTAAAATCTGTATCTCTTACGTCGTCATAAGTCCAGTCAAGTTTATATAGTTTTCTTTCTTTCAATCTATATCACCTGTATTTCCATGGATTTTTCATACGTTTATTAGAAACGGCGTTAACTGTGGCGTTCGGAAACATTTCTTTAAAGTCTGCCATAACTTTCATGCAGCTTTCGCACATACATCTTTCGCTGAGAAGATTAACAGTAAAAGTATCCTCAGGTTTCTTTATAGAGGCAATATAATCAAAAATTTTGTATTCGCTGTCTATATTTCTAGAATAATCATCAACTATATGTGCCTTAAAATTTTTCTTTCCACTAAGAATTACTTTTTCTTTCGCCTCATCGACTATTTTGTCGTATTCTTTACTGTCCTTATCATTAATTGAACTATGTGCAAACAACATTTTTCCGTCAAACTCAACAACACCTATATTGCCGGATTTTTTGAGTGAGCCTCTAATGTTGTTTCGCTTAAACGAAATGGCCTCTTTATCCAGTCTGAGAATATCTTCGTTTGACATGTGTCCGCTGTCCACTTTGTACTGATTAAGTATCCGGTATTGTTGTTTAAGTACCTTCCACTTTTCAGGATTATTGTATTTTATATCCTTAAACTTGTCAATTGTCTTTATCTCCGGAAAAATCTTTTTATAATTCTCAAATTGTTTCTGATCAACCGGTGTAACTCTTTTATAACTCAAAGGATCTTTAAATGCCTTATCAGTTTCTTCCCTTCCGTGAGAAGCATAAACACTTTCTTTCCACTCCGGATAACTCATATTGTTATCAACAAGGTATGTTTTACCGGTCACAGGATCTCTTGCACGACGTTTGAGTTGTGCTTCAACTTCTTCATCAAGACTTGCTCCGGTTGTGCTGCGGCAATTCGGATGAAGCGGCGGAAAGTTTTCACCGGGAACCCGCTCGGAGAATTTATATTTCTTATTATCATGCTCCTGACATACCGGACTTGTACGAGCGTCAAGGATTGCAAGGAAGACATATTCATCTATACCCATTTCCTCATAGGCTCTTGCGTCCGCCTCATTATGAAAATGATTAGCCTCTGTCCTTACAAGACGTGTTGAATAATACTTTCCGACATTAAACCGTTCTCGGATCTGTCTTTCTGTCTTTTCTATCCCCTGACCGGACAAAAGCGCTCCGCCTATTACTTCACTTATAGAATCTGCAAGTATATCTGTATTGGTCCATATACGTTGACTGTAGTTTTTCCCGCTCCACGGTTCATTCAAAAGTTCATCAACAAGGTTTTCATCTATTTTATTAAACGGAAAATCATAACCGGTACCCTGCTGTACGTCATATATGGCTTTTAGATAACTTTCGTTTACAATGCCTCTGTAACAGTCTGTACTCTCTTTTTGTTCCGCGGGGTATAATTCCTTGGCTTGCATGTAAAGTTGTGCTTGTATCTGCTCAAGGCGTGAAATACGTGACTTATAATTATTAAGGACATATTTATCAAGCCCGCGCTCCTTCATTTTCTTCCAAAGCTTATCAGTTTCTTTTACTGACAACAGCACTTTAAGCTGTGCCTGATCAAGGCCTGTTTCTTTAGAGTAATTCTTATAAATACTCTCTATTTCTTTTTGAATATTTTTAGAAGCACGGCTATACATCTTCTGAATACGGTTTATATACTCTTCACTTTGCTTTTCAGCGTCCACAAGTCGTGCTGCAGAACGCCTTTCCCAGTATCCGGCAGACTTTGCCATGCTCCCACTCCTTTTTCAGATTATTCCTCCGGCTCTGTTATCGGCTCGGCCGTATTCACATCCGGCACCTGATTTACAGAGAATTGATTGTTGTAACTCTCTTCCGGCTCTTTTTCCTCATCTTCCTTTTTCTTAAGTTCAACTATTTCAGAAGCGTCTTTAATAAAAGAAAGCTGTGAAACAAGAGTTTCGGCGTCAACGTAATCACTGAGGTTATTTATCATCTGTGATATCTCAAGGTCATTCGACGGAAGATTACGCTTGAAAACAGCGTCTACGTCTTCAATCGGAATAATTTTTGTCATCTTGCTGACGGCAACCAGATAATTGTTATAAATTGAAAAGCGCTCCATGAGACCCTTCTCCATGTAGCGCTCTTTATTCTTAATATTCTGTTCAAATGCAAGAAGCTTATATCTTATGGCAACGCCGGATGAGTTACCTACAAAGTTCTCATCTGACATATTCGGCGTCATTGAAATCTTATGTATATCGGCTTCTATATTCTTACGGAGTACATCCACATCCGTTTCATGCAGTGTTTTTACAAGATATTCAACCTTGCCGTCTGTCGGGATATTCGCAAGCATACGACTATCTTTAAGCATATCTGCTTGTTCTTCATCAAAATCCATACCGTAAAGGCAGAGAATAGCGTCTACAAGTTGCTCTTTATCGTTTATCCTATCAGACTGCAATGTGTTATACGCGTCTATAAGGCTTATTACCGGCTCATAGTCGCCCATCAGCTCCGGATTGTTTTTATACTGTATAAGCGGTACCAAGCCAAACTTATGCGGCTGTGGCGGCGCAACCGGAACTAAAGCAGCTGTGTTAACTTTATACTGTCTTAACTCCCTATCTGTACATACCGTTACTTCATAATGAGTTAGTTTCCTACCGTTTTTAACCGGTCTATATATAATTCCAAAGAGTTTATTATGCTCTACGGTATCATCATATACGATTATTGCGTTCCGGTCGTCTATCTCACATGACTTTGGTTCGGCAGCTTCGTTAGCGTATATATATTCATACTGTGAGCCGAAAACAGACACGTCCTTTGCTATCTCGGAATCAAGATCATTGATTGTCTGTCTACTATAAGCGTCAAGAATCGGCTGTACGACATCTTCATACTCTTCACTTACCTGATAATCAACCGGATTACCGAGCAGATAACCGATATTTGTATCTGTTATATACTTTGCATGGTTTACAACAACCTTGTTATTCATAAGGCCTATAGACTTATTACGTCGCACAATCGCGTGCTTGCCGATGTAATAATCCTCCAGCAAGTTATATCTCGCTTTATATTTCTCGTTATAATTAATGGCGTCCAGAATAACCTGATTAGTTATTTCCGTATCCTTTGGCACAGTATACACGTTTTCCACTCCCTTATAACATTAAAACCCCACAGGTTTGCGATAAACCTTCGGGGTTTTAGTTCCTTTAATATATTTATTGAGCCCATATCTCATGGCGTCTATTGTATGGTTAAACGTATCAACCGGCTCATTTACATATTCACCGGTCTTTTTGTCTTTTTTCCAAGTGTAGTTTTCAAGTTCTTCCGCCACTTTAAAGCAACGCTCATCAACTATAATTTCATACTGCAACATCCACTGCAGACCAAAAATAATTGAATCCTTACCCTTAATAGTGGCTTCAATATTTACGCCCTTATCTTTTATTTCATCAATGGACTTCGGCTCGGCACAGTCGGCATACGATTTATCCTTATGTAAACCGAGTGTTATCATTGTGTCCGCAATCTCATTGTTTTTCATGCCTTTGCGGACGTATTCACCCATGACATATATTTTCTTATTAACAGTATCAATACGTCCCCAGACAAGCGCAGACGGGTCGTTGATATATCCGAAGTCAAGACCTATCCAAAGCGGCAGTCCTGCAACCTCATCCGCACCGATAAGGCGCTTTGTATATGCAGGAAATACAAGCTTATCCAGCGTCGCAAATTCGCCTAATGCGTAAATACGGTAATATGCCGGATTTCTTTCCTTAAGATTTTCAAGTTCCTTTTTATAATCCTTTGACAGAAACTTATTATCTTTATACGTAGTGTGGTAAATGACAGTGTTTTTTCTCTTTTTACCACTGAAAAAGTAATTAAAAACCCAGTTAGCCTTACTAACCGGGTTAAACATCAAAAACAACTGAGGAAACGGCTCTTTCGGACGAAGACGTAAATTAAGCTGTGTAAAATCTTCTTCCGTAAATTCAGACGCTTCCTCAAGTACTATATCCGTGATTCCGGTTATAGATTTAATCTTTTCCGGATCATCAAGGCCTTTAAAAAGAAAAACTGAACCGTTTGGCAATTTAATCTCACGGTCCGCTTTATTAATCTCACAACAGTCATATAAACCGGCAGCAGTAATAAGGTCGAGCATAAGACACCATACAGAATCTTTAATTGTTGTGCCTACTTTCCTCGTTATAAGCACTCTACGCTTATACTTCATCGACTTAAGCAGTACCTTTTGAAGCGCACCATAGCTCTTTCCTGATCCCGCTCCGCCGTAATATACTTCTATTCGGCGAGAATAATCATCTATTATTTTATAAACCCAAGGGTTAAATGCCTTTGGATTTAATTTTTTAACCATTATTTAAACCAGTCCGTATCAACAGTTTTAACTTCCTGTTTATCAACAGGCTTTTCACCTATGGTATCTCTTATAACTTCAAAAGCTTTTGTATCGCCTTTTTGTGCTCTTTTAACAAGTGCGAGCACAATCTGTTCTTGATATGTCTTATCGCCCTTTGCCTGCATTTCAAGCAAAATTTCAAGCTCTTCCTTAAGCTTTTTACGTGCTCTTCTTGTTTCTCCGCTTTTCTTTCCGCCGGCTGCTCCGAGCTTCTTCGCTTCCTCTGTTGAAAGTGTTGTTTTTGGTCTTAAATTTTCGTTATTTGCCATTATTCATTTTCACCTTCAATTTTTAAATTAAACTCTCCGGTTCCTCTTCGCTTCGTTCTGATTTTTGAAAAAACACGTGTTTTTTACTGTTTTTTCACTGTTTTTTCTTGTTTTGACGCTGTTTTTTCAGCCTTTTTTGTCTCTTCCACAACTATCTGATAATCAGTGCCGTAAAGTCTGATAAAAATTTCGCCTTTTTCGTTCGGTTTTACTCTGATAATTTCCATCCCGCTCACCTCATTTTTGATAAAAAGAAAACAGGTATCTCTCGACACCTGTTTACACTATCATAATATCACTTTACGAGCGGACAAAACGGACAACTTTTCATTTTTGAAAAATTTTTTCAAGATATCTTATATATGCTTTTCGCACAGAATCAGCCGTGTTTTTCCCGCCAAGCTTATCCGCAATAACTTTAAAAGGCAAACATTCAACACATCTGTAGTGAAGCAATAACCTATAAAACGGTTCCGGTATATGATTAATAAATCTTTCAATCACTATAACTTTAGCAGCTATTTGATTTTTAATATCAATCAATTCATTTATGTACTTTTCGGTTGCGGTAATATATTTGTCTTCCACAGATAATTTATTCCCTGAACTTCCTCCCGGAGTTATTGACATACTGGCTGTACATTTTTCTGCTTTGGCTTTTTCAACTTCTATAAGACTTTCCAATCTCTTCTGATCTTTCCGAAGATAATAAATCGATTCGAGATCTTGTCTTGTTATTTTCAATTGCCCGCTCCCTCCTATTTATTTTCCTTCTCCTTCATCTGTGCAATATAAATCTGTGTGGCACATTCTATTATTTTTTCCTCTCGGCCACGTGAACCCGAGTAAAAAACCGTAGTACAAGCATTGTCAACCATAATTAGTATTTGTTGATATGTCATTAGTTTCCTCCTTTCCGTTTATATCAACGAGTTTAATTTCAATATTGTCAGGAACTATTTGGACTTCCAAATAAGGTGGAAGAAGAATTACTCCGGTCTCTTTTTGAGCTTTAAGATAATCAAAGATATCCCGTAACTGCTCCTGTGAAGTAAACATATTGCATTTAACTACTAAAAAATCAGCCATTCTTTATTCTCCTTTAAGACGTTTCCCGCATTTCGGACATTTTTTCGGGAGCTCTTTCGTTGACAGAAGACATTTCACTGTTTGTCTTCCTCCTCTATAGGCGTAAGCCAAAATCTTCTGCGACAGTCATTACAGTCCCCGTCAGTTGTTAATGCGTATTTTTTACAATCCCATCCAAATACATCTGAAGGGCATATATTAAGCATTCCGTCAAGCAGTATAGCGTCCGGGAATGTTTTTAGAAATTTGTTCTGCCGTGTCGGTTCCGGGTGTTCTTTACTCCATTGCTCCACAATTTTAACCGCCTCCACAGGGTGTTTCCATATAAAGATGTCGCAAGCCGGGTTGAGGTTTGTGTTGTTCGAGCTTAAATCGCACTCTGAACACTTTATATTTTTGCACATTCTGTTTTTTTCTTTTATAAACTCTACGGCGTCCATTTTTATTTCTCCTTTATTAATTTTGATATCAAACGGCTAGCATGTTTGAAATTTTTATATCGAACACGTTCATTCTTACCATATGTCATAAGGTGTTTAACCCTCCGGTCAGGACAATTTTCAAAAACCCAGTCCCATATTCCTGAGACTTTAAGAAGAGAAATTCGGTTCACATTCACCGTTACGGTAAATGTTAAAGGATCTTTCGCTCGTAAAACTGTATTATTTTTACAATATAATTCGATATCTTTTCTATGATTTTCGAAATTATAATCAGTTAGGCCGCCCACAAATTTTTGACCATTAATATAAAAAATATCATCCATTATTTATCCCTCCAATTCTTCCACATAGCACCAACTTTGTGGCGGTCTTGTAACTCGGTTTGAACAAGTGGTTTCAAGATAACGATCCGTTAAATCCTGATAAACTTCCACGCCCTCCTTAATCTTCTTTCTTAAAGTTTTCAAGAATATCCATTAACGTAGGATTAATAGCCATAGTTTTATCTGGATAAATATCATCTTTATTTTCCATGTAAAAAAGCATTGCCACCTCAACAAGTTTTTCTTCAAAAGGATTATCATCTTTTGAGCCATACTTTACGGCACGGTCAACACTGGCTAAAAAGAAAGATATATCACTGATAAGTTCTATAGACGTACCGCCCGTTTCCATTTTGACTTTACTACCGTTAATTTCTGCTTTTATCATCTTTCTTCCTCCTTAATACTCTTTTGCATATTCTCAATTAATTGCTTAACAGCAAATTTGAGTTTTGACTTTGTTTCCGGCTCGATTTCATTAAGTTGCCGTATCATACTTGAATAGTCGTTCTGAACGGCGTCAAAATACACTTTGAACTTTGCAACAGATGAATCGGCCATTTTTAGCTGCTTTTCAAGTGAGATAGCCCGCTCATCTGATTTTTGTATAGCAGCGTTCAGCGCGTCTATATCTTCCCGGTATTTCTTTTCAACCCGCTCCTCTATTTCCCGGCGAAGCTCTTCCTCTTTTTTATCAAGTTCTTTTTGAGTTTCTTTTTCTATTTTTTCTTTTTGCTTTTCTTTTTGCTCTTTAAGAGCCTCTTTAACTGCCTTTTGTTTCTCTTCTTCTAACTCTTCCGGAGTTATATATCTTTCCGGAGCATAGGGAACAGCCTCTATTTGCTTTTTAAGCTCTTCATTTTCAGCCTTGAAAAGGTTAAGCTGTTCTGTCTGCTTCTTGTATTCTTCTATCTGCGCTTTGAGTTCGGCAACAGACGTTTCCGGCGTAACTTGATTTTCTTCAACAAACTCTTCAACGTCATATGCCGGTATATGTGAAAGAAGTTCAAGCTTTGTTACTCCAAGGTTTGCATTTGACTGCAAAAACTCTTTCGGAAGTCGCTCGTATATTGTTATGTAGTTATAGCCCTGCCTTGCTTTTACTCCCAATTGGTTTTCACAATATTCATCAAAGGTTTCGTGGCCAAGCTGCTTATACATGTTCTGATCACGCATTATTTTAATAAGGCGGCACATCTCTACAAAGTTAAGTGCGGCTTGCGCTCCGGCTGTTACTATTCTCTGATGTAGTACATTAGCAACTTCCGGCGTCTGTTCCAAAAGGTCATTTTCTCTTATTGTTAAATCACTCATATTTACATCTCCTTAAGCGGCCGTGACCGCTTTTTTCTTTTTCTTGTTTTGCGCTTGCATCCAAGCTTTCCACTCTTCCATAAAGGCACGTGCGTTTTCAGGCGGTCTAGTATTTTTTGCCGCATAAAACTGTTTAACTTCTCCCGACAATGTAACCTCTATCGTACAGAAACTTTCATCCGGACGGTCACAATACCGCATGAAGAGAATACAGAGTTTATTTTCAGCGTGACGATCTACATAGCCTGCAACACAGTTGTGCTGTGCTTGTCCCTCTGAGACAATATCAACGAGCATTTTAGGCACTTGTATTTCAAGTACACCGTTTGAGTACTCATACTTTTTCACCCGCTCATCATATAAAGCTTTTGCGGCTACTTCTTTTTTCCGAAGCTTTTCGGCTTCCCGCTCCTGTATAATTTGTCTCTGAACTCTTGCCACGGTGTCATGTGCCTTTTTTAAATCTTTAGGATAAAGGACCACTTCATCCGACAAGTCATAATTAAGATCACGTGCCATACTCACATAGTCTATATATAGCTGTGACACTGGCCAAACACCTAAATTTTCTTTGTCCTGTATATTTTTCAGATATGAAACAAACTTTTTGATATTTTTTATTTCTTTTTGGCGGTATAACCAGCCTGTGCTTATATTTAACCGGTATGTAACGTCAATAAAGCACTCTTTCGCTTCTTCAATCTTCATTCCGTATTTTTTATATCTTCTATACATCTGAAGACATCCGGGGCCTATGTTATTTTGGCGGATATAATTAAACTCCTGCTTATCACAATTAAACACTTCCGGCCCGCTCTTTCCATTCCAATTAATAAGCGACTTATGTGCTTTACCGGCAATAAGATCATCCACATAATCATCCAAGCCGAATTTACTCATCATCTCAAGCGCCGGATAGCTCGGATACAAGGCAAGGTACTTGCAGGGGCGATACATTCTCCGTGCGGTATATTCTCTATACCCGGAATACTTCAAAAAGGTATTTTCAAGCTGTTTAGAGTACATATAATATTCAGCATGATGTTGACTTATTGATCCCTCATAGAAATAAAAAGGATCGTTCGGTCTCGGTCTGTAATAAAAGTCAGTCCTTTGTGTATACGTGATATACCGAAATGCTTCATTATCAAATTCAAAAGTTCCATGCGGTGTTAAGTAATAAAAAGAGTCAATATATTCTGTGAGGTTATTAATCTTATCACCTGAGTAATCCTTCCTGAACGCCGAGCAGCGTATGAAAACTTCATTAAAATTTTTAGGAAGAATATGTGCAACGTATACGGTCTGATTTATTCTTTGCCCGGTTTTAACCCTGCCGGAGCATTTGACAGTTGCTTCAGTCTTACACTTCGGACATTTAGCAAGGCCGTTATGCTTTGCTTTCATCAGAGGACTGTTCCCGCTCACCTCAAACGTTTTATTGCAATGTGAACACTGATATACTCTCTTGCCTTTCTCTGACGTATAGAAAAGATACGGTTCAAACAATTCATTTACCTTTTTCAGTTGCGTTTTATTAAGCTCCGGAAGCTGTCGAATCAGCTTTTCTTTGAATTTATTAAAATCTTTATCCATACAAAACACCTCACACAAAGTCGGCAAGGTCAAGAATAAGACCGCGTTTCTGTTCCGATTCTCCGACAAGGTCAATTGTCATTTTAAAATTTACTTTTGCTCCGGGGAAATAAAACTGTGCTGCTCTCTCACATACTTTAAGATCCGAAATACTATCCCCGGTACCTTTAAGTATCTCTGTCAGGCAATCAGCAAATGTTTTATCTGTCTGCACTATTGCCTGTGCAAATTCCGGCTCCTGCTCACAGAATTTTTTTAACACGTCCAGAACATATGAAGATACCGCCTTTTCTTTCCGGCCGGAAACCTTTTCACTCTCTTCATTCAGTTTTTCAATTGCTTTGGTTAACACTTTTATCACTCCTTAAGGTTTAAATATGCTTCTATAAGTTCAGCCGCCTGCTCCCATCCGTAACAGACTTCTGAAACATATCCTTGCGCTTGCAGATTCATCTGCCATCCGAGTTGACTTACCGTGGGCTTGTTCTTTCCCACTTTAAGTTCAATAAATAACCCGTGGTACTTTCCACGTGCAACCGGGAGAAATAAATCCGGAACTCCGGCTTTTACTCCCATTGCTTTAAAAATTCTTCCCTCCGCAGCTGTTCTTTTACCACCGTTAGGAACGTGGAATATTAAATTCATTTCCGGATACTTCCCGCTCCTGTATGCTAGGTATCTGAACAGGTCTATTTGTGCCTGATCTTCTGACTTCATCTTTTAACTCCTTTTGCAGTTTTTTTAGGATGTGCGCTTCGATTTTCTCAATATACGTTATCCAAGCCGTTGCAGGACTGTTTGTTATAAACTCTGAATCATGTTTTCCGTAAACATAAAACAACCCGCTCGCAGGCTCATACCAGAGGGTTATTTCCTCTATACCCTCAACCTTGTACATCTGCTTTCTTATCGCCAACTTTTAAAATCTCCTTTCTATTCGATTTTTCGGTATCTATAAAACACGTAGGGATATCCGTCTGAATTGTAATCAGAAAAGTATGAATCTGTTTCAAGAATATACCCCTTACGCTCTTTCGGCGCGGTTGCAAAGGTGTTTGCCTTTACAATCTTTTTTGTTATTTTCGGCTTCTTCAAATTCCGTGAACCGTACCAGCGTTTCTTATTCGGATTTTTATCTTCACGGAACGTCTTTGAAGTTTCCTTAATAAGGTACCGTGCAAGTTCCGAGTAACCTCCTGATTCATACAGGAATGTCGGACGAAGCTGTCCGAACTTCCATTTATCAGTGAGAAGTCTGATATCTATACTCGGAATAATAAGATGATGATGAACTGCTGTGCTCTTATACTCCGTTACATGGATATATTTAAATTCAAGTCCTTCTTTTTCGTATACTCGCTGAAATCTTCGGAGGGCATTTCTTATTTCTTTCTTTGCTCCGTCAGGATCAGGACGCTTGTCCTTTTGATATGTAACAACAAGGTGTATATCTCCAAGTGAAAAGTTAGTCTGAATAAGCCACCGGAGTTTCCTCTCCGCATTTCTTTCATTAACAGCAGCTGCTTGTTCTGTTGTTCTCTCAAGCTTCTGCTTTCTGTTTCCTTTTTCCGGACACTGATACCGGTATGAATGGCACTTATATACTTCGAGATAACTTCCTGCCTGTACCGTTGTCTCAATGTAAGGCATTTTCTTCTCCTCAGTTCTATGTAAAATGGTTGAATAAATAATTACTTTACCAAGGGGACAAAGGAACTTTTTCATTCCTTTTAAAAACTTGCATATTTAACGTAGTTATGGTATAATTAATATGCTTTGGTTAGACTTTTATAAGTCTTTGCCGTCAGAGTTTATGGTTGGCTCTGACGGCCTTTTTTTGTCCCCAAAATATACTCCTCAAATTCATATCTCTGCGCGTCCGTCAGCGGCATGTGCGGAGATAATCCTTTCCATACCTTATACCGGTCGTACAGTTTCCTGATTTCCGGATTATTAAGGTTAAGTCTGAACTTCTCACAGTAACATTCTCCGAGGCTTGTCCCATCTGAAAACGTCGTGATGAAGTAATGACTTTTGCATTTCATACAAACAACTCTGTGAATTATCATTCGTAATTCTCCATAGCCTTTAAGACTTTCTGACTATAAGCCGTGGACGTTGATTGATTGCCGTACTCTCCGCAGTTATAACAGACAATTGCTCTCTCAAGCGGATACTTTGCCGTAAAGGCTGAAAGTATATAACAGCCGGCTTCAATATTTTGTCTTGCGTCCAGCAGGTTCGTTATCTGCAATCGACTTGAAAGCAACTCATAATTAACAGCGTGTATTTGCATGACACCGTAGCAGTTTTCTGACTTTGCAAGAAAATCAAATCCGGATTCTACTTCCATAACGGCAAAGACAAGAGCAGGATTAAGCCCGTAAGCATTTGCCGTGTCTACCGTGTACTTAATAAGCTCGTCCGGCATAGGGACATCATATGAATACTTAAAAGGATCTTCTGTTACCGGCTCGGCCACAGAAGATTCTTTTTCTATAGCCTGCGTAGCCGGTACGGCTTTAACTTCTTTTGAGGTTTCATCATTTTTCGCCGTGTTTAAAACGATAACCAGTAAAAAAGTCAAAAAAATAAAAGGCATAAGTTGAATAACAAGCCTTGTTTTATCTATTTTTCTATTCATTTCAATCACTCTCCTTTTTCTGCAGTTGACTGCAAATTCTCTTTTCCAAAGCGCCAACAGTACGGTTCTAAAGTACAGTTTCTTAAGTTAATACACTTTTTACAGGCGTTATGCTGCCGGCAATACTTCTGTGCAGTTTTAAGAGCTTCTGTCATCTCTTCATCAGTTACAAGGATCTCTATATCCTTTGTGAATTTATCTTCCATGTGTTTCTCCTTAAAAAAGCAATAGTGAACTGCTCAAGTTGCCGGAGTGAGTGATTCTTATCATTTATACGTAATGGCAGATTTTCAGGATAAGAACTCCGACAACCGAAGCAGCTCACCATGTTTTCTTATTATTTCAAGTGCAGAATTTTCTTGCTTATTCGGTTCCAGCTGAACTTGTCCGGATCGGCTTGCTGAAAAGGGCACTTTTCATTCCCGTATCTTCCGAACTTTGTACAAGTCAGAATAAGACATCTTCCTCTGTCCCTTGCACCGCAGGACCCCGGATGGTCACACTTTGGCAAATCTTTCATTAAGACACCTCCTTCTTGTCTTTCTCATCTGCAAGAAAGACAGTATATCCGTATGGACGGAGAACATCATTAAGGCGCTTTGCCGTCTGCTCTCTCCACAACTGCTTTTCCTCCGGAGTAGCTTCCTCCCATGGCTTTGCCACTCCGTTGACTATTAATTCTTTTTTAACCGTTATCGGTTTTGCCTTATTACCCACGGAAAGACCTCCTTGTTAATTCTTTTATATGTATTCATAATCTGAGTTTGTCTATTCCAGTGAACCTTTTTATGCTATACTCGACACAGAAAGGTGGTGAAAAAATGCAAAAAGTATATGCTTGCCTACTCGGTGAATGGGTTTGCTTATCTGATGAAGATGATTGTGTAATTGGTGATGGCAAATCCTCCCCGAATATTTGGCTAGAAGAATTAAATCAGCCGGTACATTCTCTTGACTATGTGAATCTTCATTATGATGGACGTGACTATAAAATTAGTCCCACCCAGATTCAAATAGTGACTGAATAAGTTGATTTATGTACTCAGAATCGGAAAGATCAAGTGTGTACTTTAGCTTTCTGATTCTTTTTTCGAAGTCAGCATCTAAAAGTCGCTTAATTTCAATCCATTCCGGATATGTTATTCCGGTAAGCACTTTTACACACTCTTCGATTTTTTTGCGCCGTTTTGTGTCCACCGGGAAACGTTCTCTAGGTTCGCTCATATGTGTTTACCTCCTTTACGTAATCCCATAGGATTTGAATTATTAACGAGTTTATTGAAACTCCTAGTTCATTTGAGGCTTTTCCCAAGCGTGTTAAAAGATTTTCAGGTAATCGCAATGTAAATCTCATTCGCTCTGACGTCATACTGTCACCACCTTTCTTTTGTTATATTATCACAATGTCTTTTTGACGTCAAGTAGGTGCTTGACTTTATTTTTTTGTGACATTAAAATGGTGTCACTAGGAGGGATATTCATGTCAACTAAAGATCCTTATACCCCGGAAGATGAAACAAGGTTTACACTCCGAATTAATACTGAGCTGCTTGAAAGAGTTAAAGCTATTGCTTTAAGAGAAAAACGTTCTGCAGCAAAGCAAATAGAAGTTATTCTTGAAAACTGGCTCGATTCAAACTACCCCAAAGAATGAAAACAATTAAATCTCTTAAGCTTAATCCTTTTTCGTCCGCCTCTTGCTGTAACTGATCTTTCAGTTCGGCAGGTAGGCGGATTGTTGTTTGTGCCCGCTCCATAGAAAAACCTCCTTATCTGAGTTTATCTATTCCGATGAACTCACCGCAGTAGCCGGTACCATACCAAAGGTCAGGGGGCTACAATATATTACTGTTAAATTGTATTTGGAGAGTTAGCCCGCTCCCCGGCCACTGCGATAAGTCCACCGGTGGTTTTTTAAAATTAGTCCCACCCAGATTCAAATAGTGACTGAATAAGTTGATTTATGTATTCAGAATCGGAAAGATCAAGTGTGTACTTTAGCTTTCTGATTCTTTTTTCGAAGTCAGCATCCAAAAGTCGCTTGATTTCAATCCATTCCGGATATGTTATTCCGGTAAGTACTTTTACACACTCTTCGATTTTTTTGCGCCGTTTTGTGTCCACCGGGAAACGTTCTCTAGGTTCGCTCATATGTGTTCACCTCCTTAATTACACTTTAAGTGGATTTAAAGGTATAAAAATATCATCTTTTTTTACGTTATACAGCATACAAATTTTCTCGAATTGTACAGCAGAGGGAGAGGTTTTACCTTTTTCCCAATTAATAATAGTCGCTTTATTTACGTGTATTTTACTAGCTATTTCCTCCTGAGTAAGACCTGCGTTAACTCGGGCGGCTTTTAATGTTATCTGCACAGGTATCCCTCCTTTCACGATTATAATAATCCACTTAAAGTGGATTGTCAACACTTAAAGTGAATTTTTTTTAACTTTTCGTTGTTTTTTTTCGCTTTAAGTGTTACTCTTAAGTCGGAGGCGATAACATGAGTGATGAGGAATACAGACATATATTTGAAAAAAAACTTAATTATTACATGCAAAAAAACAATTTAACTCAGATAGACTTAGCTACTGATTTAAATTTAAAAACATCAACGGTGTCAAGTTGGTGTACCGGGCAGAAGTTGCCTCGTATGGATAAAATTCAACTACTCGCCGACTATTTCGGAATTAATAAATCAGATCTGATTGAAGATAAATCAGAATCATCCCCGGAAGAGCAGGAACTCCAAGAGTATCTCGAAGAGCTCCGCACACGTCCGGAGATGAAAATGCTTTTCAGTCTGTCAAAAAAGGCAACAAAAGAAGAAGTTGAACAGGCTGTAAGAATAATTGAAGCCTTAAGAGGTGATCAACGTGGCTGATATTCAGATAAGACTATCAGAAGATCTTCCCGGATATATTAAGGGTGTAACCGTTGACAATCCGGACGGAAGTTATACCGTACTTATAAACGAGGCGATCTGTGAAGAGGCTCGCCGCAAGGCAATTAATCACGAATTGAAACATATACAGGATAACCACTTCGGCGAGGGGCTGTCTATCGAGTTCTGCGAGGCAGAAGCAGAAAAAGCAGCCAGATATTCAATCTGACTGCTTTTTATTACATATACAAACCGTCAACAATAACTTTGAAGCACATGTCATTTTTTCTTTTTTAAATATCGTTTTTTCATAATAGGTATTTTTTCAATGTATGAATCAGCCCTTCCAGAGTATGTTGGTCTATAAACTTTAATCATTTTTACAAAATTGAGTGCATCATCAAATCTCTTTGCCTCAATATACAACTCGGCAAGCTTAAAAGTCCAATTAGAACCAAAAAAATTCAAGCCGCCACTACTCCATATGTTTTCCCAAAAACTTATGTAAGAGTCAATATCGTGGTCTTCATCATACTTAGCTTGCGCTTTTTTGCACGAAGCAAGTAGATCATCTTGAGCTTTTGCTTTTTTATATTCTTCTGGAAAGTTTTTCTTTAAATCTTCCATAAATGCTGCGTGGTTCTCTGCAATTTCCTTTCTAAATTTTTGTTCCTGAGCGTCAACGATTGCTTTCCAATTTGATTTATCTCCAGACCCAAGAATTTTGTTGATAATCCAAACATTGAACGTCGTTTCAGCCCCATCAGATTCTATGGTTTGCTGTGGACGTTTATGCATATATGGAACATATGCATTTTCTTCTAATTCTATTCTTCCAATATCCGTAAGACGATATTTTGCAACAACACCTGCATTTAATAATTCTTCATCTGTTGCAACGTTTTGCACACGCTTAACAAGTTCATCTTTTTTCCCCGTTGTGCTTTCTCCGTGAGAAGAAAGAATATCTTTTAATTCTTGAACCTTTAAATTACCTACAGCTTCATTTAAAGTTCCCATAACTATAAATCCGGAGTTTTCGAGTTCTTTTAATGCAGCCCCAACATCACGAATACCATATGAAAACCACCAAAATCCCGGATATCCATTTTGGGGGCCGGGATATGTGCCATAAGAACAATATTCAAGCAACAAAATTTGAGCCGGATATAAACCTCTTTGAGAAGGTATAGCAGTTTTCTTGCGCTCTTCAAAAGTGACTACTGTCCTTTCAAAGACAGTACCTCCATATGATTTTGTTGTATAATATGAATCATCTCGATAATATTTTTTCTCATTTTCAGGAACAGTACTTTTCACTATCGTATTTGCTCTTTCTTTTGGTTCCGGATTAAGTTCTTTTTTAAAAAAATCAAATAATTTCATTTCGCATCTTCCCTTTCATTTCTATTGAAAATTATATCTTTAATATTATAAAAAAACAACAAAATACGTATTGAACGTTTGGAGGAATGTAATTGTGAGTATAGAATTGAGCGCATATACAGATGAAACCTTTGAGAGTATAAAAAGAGTAAATGAATATGGACAGGAATTTTGGTATGCAAGAGAATTGCAAAGCGTCTTGGATTACACACAATGGCGTAACTTTAGAGAAGCTATTGAGAGGGCAAAACTTGCGTGTAAAAACAGTGGCTTTAATCCGAAAAACCATTTTGCTGACGTCAGCAAAATGGTTGAACTAGGTTCTGGTGCAGGACGATTAATTGACGATTATAAGCTTTCTCGTTATGCTTGCTATCTTATTGTAATGAATGGAGACCCCAGAAAAGAAGTTATTGCAGTTGGGCAATCGTACTTTGCTGTTAAAACACGACAAGAAGAATTGATAGAGAATTACAAGGATTTAACGGAAGATCAAAAACGTTTGGCTATTAGGAACGAAATTAAAAGGCATAACGCCGCACTTGCAGATGCTGCACACAATGCAGGAGTGTTGGAACCAAAAGATTATGCCATTTTTCAAAACTATGGCTACATGGGATTATACAACGGTCTTAAGGCGCAAGACATTAAGGAACGAAAGGGGCTTAAAAAAAGTCAGAACATTTTGGACCACATGGGAAGTACAGAACTAGCTGCGAATCTTTTTCGTGCTACGCAGACAGAGGAAAAGTTAAAACGTGACAATGTTAAAGGCAAAGAAAAAGCGAACGCAACTCATTATCAAGTTGGGAAAAAAGTCAGAGAAGCCATTGATGAACTGGGCGGAACTATGCCCGAAGATTTACCTACGCCTGAAAAAAGTATAAGTCAGATAGAAAGAAATCAAGAAAAAAAGAACCTTTTGGATAAAGGATTGGGAAAGTAATTTTGGTGATTATATGAAAATAGCAGCTGCATATATACGTGTATCGACTGAGGATCAGACAGAACTATCTCCGGATTCACAGGTTAAAAAGATAAGAGAGTATGCAGAAACACACGGATATGTTGTCCCGGATGAATACATATTCCATGACGACGGTATTTCCGGCCGAAGCACAAAAAAGAGGCAGGGCTTTAATCATATGATTGCCCTTGCAAAAAGTAATCCTATTCCCTTTGAGGCTATCCTCGTATGGAAATTTTCGCGTTTTGCACGAAACCGTGAGGACAGTATTGTTTTTAAGTCCATGCTTAAAAAGCGCGGTATATCCGTTATATCCATTTCCGAGGCTGTCGGAGATGATAAGATGAGTATATTAGTCGAATCCCTTATTGAGGCTATGGACGAATATTACAGCGTGAACCTCTCAGAAGAAGTTATAAGAGGCATGGCTGAAAAAGTATCACGTGGCAAGCCGGTATCTATTCCCCCGCTCGGCTACAAAATTGAAAACGGTGAATTTATAATTGACGAGGAAACCGCGCCGATTGTCCGCAGGATCTTCAACGAGGCTTTGGCCGGAAAGCCATGCAGAAATATAGCTATGGACTTAAATTCGGACGGTATTAGAACGCGCCGTGGAAATTTATTCGAGAACCGCACGGTTTTATATTTGCTCCGTAACCCTGTATATGCCGGGTATATTCGCTGGGACAATTCAGGCCGTGGCTCAAGAGGCTTTTACCGAGACGGCACAGAAACACTTGTCAAAGGCTCACATGATGTTATAATTAACAAAGAAGATTTTGACACCGTTCAGAATTTAATTAAACCAAAGGTAAAGTATATGAGAACAGACGCAATTAAAAATGATTTTATGCTCCGCGGTATAGTCCGCTGTTCTGATTGTGGTGCAACTCTTGTTCATTCCGGCGCTAATAGGTTGCAATGTTACGCATACGCGCACGGAAAGTGTGATAAGAGCCACAGCGTATCTATAGACGCGCTGAACGCTGCTGTTATTCAGGCACTTAAAAATGACCTTGAGGCTTTTAACCTTAACAACAGCGACAAGCCATTGAAGTTAATACGGGACACCGATAACCTAATTAAAAAGGAGCAGCAGAAGCTTAAGCGTGCAGAAGAAGCTTATCTGGCCGGTATTGATTCTCTTGCCGAATACGGCGAGAAGAAAAAAGCAATAACTGCAACTATTGAACAGTTACAGCAAGAGACACGGAATACGGCAGAGTACACTCCGAGGACGCGGAAAACAATGAAAGAACTCATCCGGGTACTGGAATCACCTGATGAGACAGAAGCTTCTAAAAACAGGGCGCTGAAAGCCATTGTTAAGGCTGTTATTTATAATCGTGATACTAACTCAATTACAATTCAATATTTTTTAAACTAGCGTTATATCTAAAAACAATATGGCGGTC